AAAGATACTATCGAGGGTGTCATCAACATCAACGAGAACACAACTCGCAAATTGACGGAGAGGCGTTCGCACTCCTGCCATGACGGGGGTCGGAATGTTGATTCGGTGTTTGGAGATTGCGTCGTAGTATCTTTTGACATACTCTAACCTATAAAATTTATCATCATCTTGAAATAGCGTAGCAGCAATCATCATATACATGAACTGCGGCGTCTCGAATACTTTTCCAGAACTACGATCTTGCACTAAGTATTTATCTACAACCTGACGAATGCCAGCATAGGTAAACAGATAATCAAGATCATGATCCATATAGGAAGTCATCTTCTCCCACTCTTCCTCTGTATACTTCTTAAGAATAGAGGGATCATAGACACCACGAGTAACGCACTTCTCTACATGCTCCAACAAAGGAGGATGTCCATTAGGATGACCATTGTAGACTGCCTTTCTCAAACCAAATAGAAGTAGACGTGCAGCAACGAACTGGTAGTTAGGTGCATCCAAGGAGATAAGATCGTTAGCAGAACGAATAAGAATCTCCTGAATATCAGAAGTCTTAATACCATCAAAGAATTGCAGGTTGGCATTCATCTCAACCTGACTCTCAGAGACGCCTGCAAGTCCATTACAAGCGTGTTCTACCATCACATGAATCTTATCGAGGTTCAGAGGTTCACTCTGCCCATCTCGTTTGATTACTTGGATTTCTTTCATACCTTTTTCCATTCGCTTAGTTTAATCTTTGCTTGTAGTCCGCTGTATGTGTTGAATTCTACCAGAGATTGAACGTCATGTCCAGCGATGTACATGTCATTTAAATCTTTATCTTGTATATTCTCTGGCCAGATCACAATCTCATATCCTTTATCAATTGCCTTATCCATTCTATTGACAATATCTTTATTGCGTCGTTCATTGTCATAAACAAAAACGACCTCCTTACCATCCAATACATTCCAATCAATGTCTGCTCCTGCCATAGCAATCGCATTATCGATGTAGAAACTATCGAGTGGTCCTTCGGTGATGTATATTGTCTTATTGAAATCTGCTCTATTAAGACCAAAAATCTTAGTCTTGGATTCATCAAGCATGATGGTGATGTATCTCAACTTGTCATCTGCTTTTAAGGATCTCCCTTGGAATCCAAACCATTCTCCGTTGGTGTCAATGAAAGGAATAATAATTCTGGGGTGATCCTTCTTGACATCTTTGAAAGTTGGTTTTTGAGTGTTGACCCACTTGCAAAACTCGTCAGTATAAAACAAATCAGAGAAATGTTTTGTAGGAATCTGACGACCTTGGAGGTATCCAACTGCGGGGTGTTGATTATTTAGTTGTTCAATACTTTGTAGATCTGAGGTTTTTTTCTGTTTGAAGACAGGTCTATCGAATTCAAATTTTGGGTCTGCTACATTCCTACCTTTGCCAGTCAATCCAGACTTATACCTCTCCATGACATACTCGTCATAGAGTTCTGGTGCTTGATCTTTTAGGAAGTTACCAAAGGATCTTCCGACTCCACAATTATGGCACTTGAATACAAGTCCACTCTTCTTTGAAAAGAAGTATCCCCTAGTCTTGTTCTTATGTTTCTGAGAGTCGCCACAATAAGGACACCTAAAAGTGTACACTCCCGCTCTCAGTTGTTTAAACTTATCGAGTCTAGAAGAAACCAGACTCGCATAATGAAAATCAATCAACCGATAGACCTAATGACCTCAATGTCTATACTAGCAGATGGGTCGTCAGGTGTCAATGACCTCAGCAAAGATTGTCCTGGCACACTGACCAGGAATGAGATCACAGCAAGACCACCAAAGATAGACCACATCTTTCTCTCCATCATCCTGAGTCTATCATCTACAAGACGAATGTCTCTCTCGCATCCTTTCTTGATTGTGTCTGTCTCTTTATTGAGATCTGAATGAAGTCTATCTATTTTTTCAAATAGAATTCCATCGACTTCACTCTGTGTAGATAACTTTTCATTATGCACAGCAAGAAGTTGCCCCATCTTTACAGAGTTATCCTGTAATGAGTCTACTACTTTTTCTAATCTTTCTAGTATTGCTGAGTTGATGTCTGCCCCTGCGTAATTGCTTTCCATATGTAGTTACTTAGTGGCATCCTGTACAGCACCAGCACGAGCTTGTTTTTTCAATTGCTGAACTTTCATCTGCAATTGTTTTTGTAACTCTTGCTTTTTCATTTGAATTTTTTTCTTTTCCATGGCAATCTTAGTTTGCACTTGCTTATTTGCCATCTGTTGTTGACCCATGTCTGCGCCAGGAGTCTCTTCTTCTTCAGCAACATTACGCATGTGCTTCATTCTCTTATCCATGAAAAACTTTGCTGCATTTGCAGGCATGATACGTTCAATAGAGATATCACCCCTGTATCTTGGGTTGATAAGAATACGTAGTTTCTGTGTCAACTCTGCTGGAGAACTAGCATAAATGATTGTCTCTCCAACCTCAGGAATGTTTACCTTATATTGAAACAATCTAGAAGGCATTGAGGGATTCTCTCTAGACTCACTCAATTTATTACCAGGCATCACAAGTTTTTTATCTTCTTTAGATTTCTTCAGTTTCTTACGAAATTTCAGTACAGGATCATAACCTGCGTTAGGACCCGTGGCAGGAGCACTTCCACTAAATCCTCCAGTACCAGCAGTCATAACCGTCATAGTTTCTCCAGTTCTTCTTGTACATCTTCATCAACCTCAAGATGAGGCATCATATCTAATGGATATTTATTTAAAAATAAAAGTATAGTCTTTAAGATACTCCAATACTCCCTTTCTAATTTAAAGAAAAGTAGAGGTGTCGCTGCTTCACCAAAAACATTATAAAGGATAATCAGATGGTTCATAATCAAATGAGTTCTTAATGATCCCCCACGTACATAACGCTTCAAGAGTCTTTTTAGATACTTGAAGCGTTTAACGTCCTCATCGAAATCCTCTCGTGTTACACAATGGGGATTCTCATAATGTTTAATGGCGAACAGAATGTAGTTAGACTCATTCAGTTCGTCAAATTTCATTTATCAACTGCCAAAGGTCAGTGTTGCTGCGCCATTAGAAATGACTTCTTCAGTACCACCTGCAGAGGTGATCTTGACGCGATACTTATAACCATCAAGTGAGTCATCAGCAAGACCAGTATAAGCAAGAGTTGCCGTCGTGAAGTCTGCGTAGGTGATACCAGTGTCAAGAGATGCACTGATGTTAACCCAACGGGTAGTTGCTGCTGCGGTCTGACGCTGCCAGACATAAGCAAGAGCACCAGGTGTGCCTGTGGTAGAAGTAACGGGAGCGAATGTTCCAGCACCATCAGCAGCGGATCCAGCACCAGAAACAGATGCGGCAGGTTGAGTGCCGATAACTACTGCCGATACAGCGTCTGCAACTAGGGTGTCGTCTGTATCATCACCAGAAGTTGCTGCTGCAACATTCAAGAATGCCAGACACTCGGACTTGTGACGAGTGTTACCAGCGTTATCGGTGTATGTACGATACTGCCACCAACCAGGACCAGTGATTCCACGAGAAGCGTTTTCAGAAGAAGCGACTGCTTCTGTTGAGTCAACAAAGAGAAGTTGATAAGTGTTGGAGTCGCCACCATTAACGACAAAATCAGCAACTGCCTTAGGTGGTGTACGACGAACTGCATTTGCAGCAGTGATCGTAGCAGTGCTACCAGCATATACTTTGTGCAGTTCTAATGCGGTTGCACTGGTGACTGTTTTTACCAGATATGCAACACCAGAAATTTCCAGAACATCACCTACGACAACTAGATTGTCAGTAGAGTCTGTAAAGTCTCCAGCAGTAGTGACGGTAGCATCACCGTTGGTCACCCCAACGTTTGTGCCCATTGCCTTAGCGTCAAGTTTTCCAAATACAGCCATTGTTTGCTTCCCTAATAGGTCGTTTGTCTTATATTTATTTATAAAAAAAGGGGCTTATGCCCCTTTGATTATTCTCCCTCGCGAGAAACCATTGCCTTCTTAACAACTTCAAGAAGTTGATCATCCATATCAGTCTTAGTCAACTTAACTGCCTTAGAAAGAATAACAAGACAGATCTCAACCATTTTCTCACCGAGTTCTTCATTCTCTGGAATGTTTGAAACGGCATCTTTGATGATCTTCGACGCGAGAGGGAGTAGAAATGCAAGCATGATTATTTACCACATTGGTTATAATCTATATATGCTTACTTCTTTTTGGTGTCCATGATGGCACCTTTGCCATACTGCTTCTGGATATTTGCCTTTACTTTTTCAAGTGCAGACATACCATCATATTTTGGTTTTTTCTTACCAAATGTATTCGGTGTATTACTAACTGGTTTGTT